ACGATGAAATTTATTATTGAATGTTTAATGATTGCAGGTATGACACTCGCGGCGGTACTCGTTTTACATTGTCTCATTATTATCGCCGTGCTACTTGCATAAAAAAAGAACAGTCAACTAAAAGCTGACTGTTCAACGTTCCAATCGTTAATAACGAAAGGAAACCACACAACAACATTGTAATGTATCTATTCTTAATTGTCAAAAGAAAGGAAACCACACAAACATGTACAAAAAAATTTTTGACAGTAAAAACGCTACTCGTGAGGAATGGCTAAAGGTTCGCAAATTAGGCCTCGGCGGCTCGGATATGGCCGCAGTACTAGGGTTAAGCCCTTGGCGTAGCCCTATAGACGTATGGCTTGATAAAACGAGCGACACAGTAGAGGAAAAAGAAAGCGAGCCGATGTATTGGGGCAACGTACTCGAGGAAGTAGTAGCGCAGGAATTTGCCAAACGTAGCGGGTACAAGGTGCGCAATAATAACTTTACTCTACAAAGTGAAGAGTATCCGTATTTGCTCGCCAACATTGACCGCGAAATCGTCGGCCTAGACGCTGGCCTCGAATGTAAGACGGCGAACGCATTCAAAGCTAATGAATGGGACGGCGATAACGTGCCAGACGCCTATTATATACAATGCCAGCATTATATGGCGGTAACGGGCAAATCAAGCTGGTGGATAGCTTGCCTCGTAGGTGGTAACAAATTCTACTATAAAGAAATCAAACGTAATGAGGAAGTTATAGCTGCAATCATCGATACTGGGGCAGCATTCTGGGAATTAGTCGAAAGTAAGACCATGCCAGCGCCAGACGATACGAAGCAATGCGAAAACGCCCTCAAAAAACTCTATCAAAAGAGCAACGGCCAAAGCGTGGAATTACCTGCTAACTACGGGAATATGATTATTGATTATTTAGAAATCAAAAATCAACTATCCGAGTTAGAAACTAAAAAGCGCGGCATTGAAAACGTGATGAAAGATTTCTTGAAAGATAACGAAAGAGCCACATACGGCGAGCATTTCGTTTCATGGAAATCCACGAAAGCACGAGAGGCGTTTGACGCCAAAGCGTTCAAGGAAGATTATCCCGAACTGCATAAACAGTATATTAAAGTCGGCGAACCTAGCCGCAGAATGGACATCAAATAATGAAAGCATATTCATTGACACAGCTGCTTAATGTAGTCCCTTGTGATTTTGATGTAAAAATCATAGGCAATTGCGGAGTTGCGACCGCGTTTATTGTAAGGGTTGATTATAAAAGAAAGACAGTAACTATAGGGGTGGAATAATGGCAACTACAACAGGAATCGAACTAAAGAAAAATAACATCACGGCGCAAAAAGAGGCTAAGACAGTAAAAGGCATGCTTGAAAGCGGTCGTTTCAAGAAGAAATTCGAGGAAATGCTCGGCAAAAAAGCAGCTGGGTTTATCTCGAGTATTATCGCCGTTACAAATAGCAGCAATTATCTTATGAAAGCTGACCCTGCTACAGTCATCGGCGCGGCAGCACAGGCGGCCATGTTGGACTTGCCGATTAATCAAAGTTTGGGCTTTGCGTATATCGTACCTTATAAAGGTGCCGCACAATTTCAACTAGGTTATAAGGGGTATATCCAATTAGCCCAACGCAGCGGCCAATATGTTGATATTGGGGCAAAAACAGTATACGAGGGCGAACTCGAATACGAAAACAGATTGCTTGATAAATTTAGATTTGGCGAACGTACGAGCGATAAAGTCATCGGCTACCTAGCATATTTCAGACTTACAAACGGCTTTGAAAAAATGCTATACATGACTATCGACGAGGCGCAGGCTCATGCTAAGAAATACAGTCAAAACTATAAGGGTGGTACCGACAAATGGGGCCTTGCAGATTTCAATGTAATGGCCGAGAAAACAGTACTTAAACGCCTACTTTCAAAATATGGCCCGTTGAGCATTGAAAGCGTTCAAATGAGCCAAGCCCTAGCAAATGACGGCGGCGTGATTAGCATGAATCATGACGGCGATTTTGATGTAAATTTCAGCGGTGAAACTATCGACGCAGAAACCGAAATAGAGGAATCGGCGGACAAACCTGCAGAAAATCACGATACCTATATTGTAGGTGGCGAGGTTATCGACGCAGAAACTGGCGAGGTAGTACATGATGACAAATAACGATAAAATGCTCGCTCAGTTTGGCACTGACTGGGTAAAGGTAAGAGATTACATCAAGTCATTAAATATGTTCTATATCTCTTATACGCCTACGTTTATGGTGCGAGTAGAAAAGGAGACAGGCGTGCCAGCCAATACAGTAAAAAGCATTTTAGACTACGCCCTACAGATTGGGCTATATGGCAAGATGAGCGATAGAGATTATATCACGTTATCGCCTGTTAGAAAGGAGCGACATGTCAGAACCTAAGCGATATTTTTGGTTGAAACTGCACAAGGATTTTTTTCAACGTAAAGAAATCAAGCGTTTGAGAAAAATCGCTGGCGGCGACACTTATACAATCATCTATTTGAAAATGTTGCTACGCTCGATTATGAGCGAGGGCAAGCTATATTTTGACGGATTAGAGGACGATTTCGCCGCTGAGGTAGCGCTTGACCTTGATGAAAGCGAGGAAAACGTACAAATCACTATCACATATTTGCTAAATAGTGGATTGTTAGAAATGCGTTCCGACGATGAATATTATCTTCCCGACACAAAAAATAGTACAGGGTGCGAGACAGCAGTAGCTGCAAGGGTTCGCAGGCACCGAGAAAAGCAAAAAGCGTTACAATGTAACACCGATATAACGGAAATGAAACATTTATGTAACGGAGAGATAGAGAAAGAGAAAGAGAAAGAGTTAGATAAAGAGAAAGATATAGAGATAGAACACAGAGATAGAGATATTACTATATCTACAACTAGAGAAAATAAAGAAATCGAAAATTCTCAATCTCTTACCCCTATGTCAAATATTGATGTCTATGATTTATGGACAAACTCATTCGGAGTGATTTCCTCTTTTGTTAAAGGCTCACTTGATGACCTTATCGCTGAATATGGCCTTGTCAATGTAGCGGACGCCTTACGCATTGCAAAAGAACGAGGAAAATCACGAGTGCAATATGTTGAGGGTATTTTGAAAAATCAGAGGTTAGAAAATGGAGCAAATGGACATAGAGGCGGCAATCGAACGGCTACGAGAAAAGACGAGTCAGTCAACTGGGAGCAAGAGGCGGACAAGACCTACGGAAAAGATTGAGTTTTTTAAACCAATCTATGACAAGCCGATTGTTATCCGCTCGAACATTAACGAAACATATGCAGCGGCTGGGATTCCTAAACGCTACTATGGCATGAGTTTTGACTGGCTCAAAGAGCATGGCACATTTCAGAGTGCCAACAAAGAGGCGTATGCAATCGTTAAGGATTACAGGGATAATCTAGCGGAATATATGAATACAGGTAAAGGCCTCATATTGAGGGGCCCAGCAGGTACAGGTAAAACGTCGCTCGCTGTATGCATTCTTAAAGAGGTGATGAAGTTAAACACAGGGGCAATGATGATTTCAATGCCTAACCTGCTTGACACTATGCTCACCTTATCAAAAGGCGATAGAGTGGCGTACCTTGCCTATGAGCAAAAGCTGAAACATATCCCGATGTTATTGCTTGATGACTTCGGTGCTGAGTATTCTAAATCGGATTGGGTAGCGGCTAAAGTCGAAAGTATCATCATTGAACGATACAACAGCATGAGGCCGATTATCCTTACCACAAACTACAGCGACCAATGGACTAAGGACAATTACAGCAGCCGCATATATGACCGCTTACGAGGTGAATATAAAATTGCGGTATTCATGGGACAGTCTCACAGAGATAAAAATTGATTTATTCGCCCTGTATGCTCGTTTAAAATTTTCGACGATAAAACGCTCATGAGAAATATTACACAGGGCAAGACGGGGCGGAAATCAACGTTAAATTAAAAATTAATGCAAAAGATATAGAGGTGATTATAACGAATGAAAATTTTAGATGCGTGTTGTGGCTCTAAAATGTTCTGGTTCGACAAAGAAAATGTAAATACTGTTTATATGGATAATCGAACAGCTGACACGACTTTATGCGACGGCAGGCGCTTGATTGTACGGCCAGATATAATAGAAGATTTTCGAAAAATGCCGTTTGAAAATGAAACTTTTTACCTAGTCATTTTTGACCCACCTCATTTAGTAAATGCTGGAGATACGTCATTTTTAAGCCTAAAATATGGGACCTTAAAAAATACATGGCAGGAAGATATACAGCAAGGGCTTGCGGAATGTTGGCGAGTGTTAAAAACAAACGGGACTATGATTTTTAAATGGAATGAGCAGCAAGTATCTTTTTCAATGGTGAAAAAATTATTCCCTTGTGAGCCGCTTATCGGGCAGCGTAGAGGTAAAACAATCTGGCTTGTATTTTTTAAGAATTGATATAGAGGTGAAATCTTGGAAATTGTAATTCACGGCCAACCAAGGACGAAAAAGAACAGCGGCCGCATTGTGATAAGGGACAATATCAGAAAACTCCTACCCTCGGACGCATTTATTCGATACGAAAAGGCGGCGTTGTTGCAGCTGGCACATGTTGGCGCTGTTCAAGGACCAATCTCGGTATGTTGCCGTTATTATTTACAAGACAGACGGAGCTGGCCCGATTTGGTTGGCCTATTACAAGCAACTTCCGACATATTGCAAGACGCTGGAATCATTGAGAACGATAAATATATCGTGAATTATGACGGCTCGGAAATCGCAGGGCTTGACAAGGACAATCCTAGAGCAGTGATTGCAATTCATCAAATTACCGAATCAAGTATCTTACACGAGGAATATGCCAAGGCGAAAGCTAGAGAGTGCGACACCGCTCAACAGCTAAAACGCCGACAAGTTGCCAAGAGAGGGGCTAAGGCAAAACCGAAAGCCCCTACCTCAATCTCCTATATCGAATATCGAAAGTTAATGATGAAAGGAAACCACACACATGAACGAAACAGAGTACAGACTACGCCTAAAAGGCGAAATTGATATAGAGGCCGTGATAGCGGCTACAT